ATTTACCCACTCCTGAAATCCTCCGTCAGTGATGACTTCTTGGAAATCTGGATGTGCTTTTTCGAGTTGTTGGGCAGTCAAAGCAGCTTGTTGCTGTTGTGTCTGTTCCGAAAACTCTCTGAACCTAGGATGATTATCTATAATTTGCCTGACTGCTTCTTCAGGATTATCATAAAAATCTGCTGGCTCACTTGTGGTAGTCTGTTGGCTTTGCGAACTTATCTGTGATTGCAAATAAGAATCAGTAAGCTTTCTAAGTTCACCAATCTCTTGCCCTTTCCTACCTAGTTCTTTCTCTAGATTTTCATAGGCTTCAGCTATTTCTGATGAGGACTTACCTTGAAATTTCTTAGGAAGCTCAGGCTCTGTTGTTTCTTGCTCTTGAGTTACTTCCTCGTTGACTTCATCCTCTACAGCTAATGCTTCTAAAGATTCGTTTGCTTGCTCTTCTACTTGTTCTTCATGAACCTCAGGGTCTACAATTTTACTACTCATGCTTCTTACCTCCGTCTTTTAAGATTATGGGGGTTATAAAAATGTTAGAGCTGGTACTAATCCAGTTGTTCTAACGCTAGTTTGGTAGCTTCCTCTAAATTAATAAACATATTTAGGAAAGATACCTGACCTCTACGTAAGTGTAGAGTCTTTTCATCTTCAATGTCATAGATTTTTTCAAGTGACTCTGCTAGTTTAGTGTACTCTTCTAACAATACACGCCAGCCATCATGTTGAATCATGTCTAATCGTTGTTCTAATACTTCTTTATCTGTCATTTATTTCTATTTGCTAAAGCTTTTTTAGTTGCTCTACGTTTACGAGAAGCTTCTTTATCTGCTCTTTCACTAACAACTCTTTTTCTAAGTCTGCCTGCTCCTTTTGGTCCTTTTGGTATATAAGCTCTTCTTCCAGTTTTAGGTTTTGCTAGTCCTTTTTTCATTTATTCTCCTGTTATCCGTTCATTGCCTTAGACAAATTAAGTATAGTTTCTGAGTTTAGATGTTCTACTTCAGGTACATTACGTGCAGTTTCTGACTGTATACCTTTTATTCTTACCATCTTTTCAGCTAGTTCTAGTTGTTTCTTAGCTAAAGTTTCATTAGATGCTTTATCACCTGCATCTACTTGTAGCTTCTGTGCTTCTGCATATAGCTTATTAATATCTGCTTTGAGTTCCTCTAGTTCAAGCATAGACTTTTGCATTTCTATTTGTTTAATCTGTTGTTCTTCAGGGTTAGGTTGCATCATTTGATTGATTGCTTGTACTAACTGTGTCCTGTTAGACAGTGATGAGTTCTCAAATATACTCATTAATATAACAAAGAATGCAGGAGAGCCTTGTGGTGTCATAGATAACAACTGTACCATCTGTGTTGTTTCTAGTTCCTTAGCCATAATACCTAGACTACTGTAAGGTTTAAACTTAAAGTCTACTGCTGGATATCTTTCGTTATCAAACTGTATACGTCTGTTTAAAGTCTTATTAATCATAGGAATTAAGAATGAATCTTGGAAATTCATTAGTGTTCTCTTCTGACGTTTGATAGATGCTGCTTGGAGCATTGACATACCACTAGCAGTTCCATTCCGAGGATTGGAAAAGTTACTGTTAGCTGTGTCCATAGCACCAGTACCCATCTGAACCATGCGTTCTAGCTCTGCTGCTTCGGTAAATGTCGACTGGGATAGACTACCAAAGTTCAGTGGCATTAGAACGGATTTAGGGTCGCCATTCGTAAGGATTGTCTTACCGGGACGGACATCTAATTTCGTTCCACGTGGTAGACGAGTGGCATCTAAACCCATCATTGGGTGTGTCGTGAGTGCTAAGGCGTCAATACGAGCTCTCAGTTCAGCATCTAAAGCTTTCTGTGGATTATATCCCTTTTCAGCCACACCCCTACCCCAGAACTTCGAGGGAACACGGTCATTTTGATAGGCAACAAACGGTCTATCATTTAACATGTATGGGTTTTCTGCTGCTCTTAGTACGCAATCGTCATTAGCAATTGTAACAACTGCTTCAACTAACTCATCATCATTGTAGTCAAACTGGTCTACGCTGCTTGAGTTTCCACTAAGAAATCTTTTAGGAACTAATCCCCAATATTCTACAATCTTTACTTTGTCATCTTCATCAGAGTCACTAAACTCTTCATCAAAGCCAAAGTCTGCTTTGTCATAACTACCTAATGGCATATCATTATATATACCATCCTTCATGCCCTTAGTAATCATATACCTTGGTTTAATTACTATGTGGGCGACACCTAATGCTTCATCTATTGTTGTAGCTGTAGGGTCAATAACAAATTCTTTTGGTGATACTGATTCTAACTTAACACATGTGTATGGTATTTCCTGTGTTCTAGTATTAGTAGTCATGGTCCCCGGTACTGGCTCTTCAATAGCCACCATTTCCATTTTATCCTGTACTAATACCTTACCAATACCTGTACCAAATATAGCACCGTTAAGTAAACACTCTGCAATAGCGTCTTTAACTCCGTCTTTTGTTAAATCTTCATGGAGTAAGTTACGTATATACTCTGCGTCTTGTTTGTTTTGGTCAAGAATGTCATCTTCTAGGTCAAACCACCTATTGCCTCCAAAGATTGCTTCCTCTAATTCTGCTACTGTGGCTTCAATTGCCTGTGATGTGGCTGGAGAAATTAATTTACTCTTCTCTGACTGCCTTGTTTTGTCATCTGTTGCCCAAATACCACGCCATAATCTGTAATATTCGTCCCATTTAGACATATAGTTAGTATTCCTGTGGTCCTCCCACTGGTCTACTCTGTCTAACACCCATTCTCTTAACTGACTGTGTGGACTATCTAGGTAATCTTTCTCTTCCATAAATTAATATCCTGCTATTGCGTCCATTGGTTCCCATTCGTCTAGTTCTATGCTGCCTGCGTAGTCTGCTACACTGACTTGGTCTATATATGCAAGGCTATCCAGTAAGTCATCATGGCTAAGAGGGGAAGGAAAGTCCATCATTTGGGAAATAAAGTGGTCGTTCCAATCTGCCTTTCTAAATTTTATCTTACCATGCTCTAGTCGTCCTTGCAGCGACCATGTAATTCTGTCTATCTTTCTTTTACCGCCATGAGTAACATCTGTTATGTTAACCCATCTACCGTGTGTCCTCATCTCATCTTCAAGATAAGGCATGATTGCGTTCTTTAACGCTCCGGCTTCAATTCCGACAGTAGTTGCTTGACTTTCAATTGCAGCCTGTAGTATTTTAAAAGCAGTTTCTTTAATACCCCATCTACCATGATATATATCCTTTACTAACCATTCGTCATTAACAATCTTAACTACTGATATTGCTGTTTCGTCTAACTTACTTGACTTTAAACCTCTGTCTTTACTTGTTGCTTCAAACCCTGCTGGGTCTACTGCTACTACATAATGACCTATTGTACCTTCCGCAAAGTCTGTTTCATTATCGACATACTTAATCCACTCTTCCTTAAATATTCCTCCTGTGAAGGATTCAAAGGTGGCTTCAAATTCTTGCCTGAACGCTTGAGTAGACATTGTACTCTTTGCAGCAGCGATTTCTTTGGGGTCCAGTAATGGATTATCTGTAGAATTAAATTGAAATGCTTGCCAGTCATCATCTTGTTGTGCTTCTATGTATAGTTTATAAAAATGATTCTTTCCTGCAGGGGTACCAATAAACATAGCACCACCTTTTACATCTGCAAGAGTAGGTCTTAAAATCATTTCCCACACTTCAGGCTTCATACTGGCATATTCATCAAGTACAACGTACTCCAATCCTACACCCCTCAAAGTATCTGGTCTATCTGAGCCTTTAAGGTATATCTTTCTGTCGTTGACTAAAGTTAACACTGCTGTGTTTTCGTGAGCAGCTTTTATAACATCCTGCCCTAACTCCTTTAGCATACCCCACATAATATCTTTTGATTGTTGGAATGTGGGACCAACGTAAAATACGTCTTTGCTTTTGCTTTGTAGTGCTTTGATTAATAAAACCCAAGCAGCTAACCTTGACTTACCAAATCTTCTACCTGCTGAAACAACTTTAAAACGAGCAGGAGATTTAAATATCTCCATCTGAGCATCATGAAGTGAAACTTTAATATCTGCCATTATTCGTCTATGGCATCTATTACTTCACCTTCAAAGGTAGCTTGTTCTTCTGCTTCCTGCTTTTCTATTGCCTTTACGGATTCAACAATAATATTTATTCCTAAATCCTGGTGTTCGTGTTTTATTTCAACAGCTTTATGTGCTGGAACAATTCTATCCATGCACATCTTTAAA